GTTTTTATCCTTCTACTACGGTTGAAAATGCAATAGGTACTTATGATACTTTAACTGGAATACCTGAGGGAAGTTTAGTTACTTCATCTTATATTTCCTCAGTTGTAACTAATAACCAACCAGCTGTTTGTTCTTATAAGTTTACTCCTACAAATAATATTGTAGTATCTTCATCTATGTTAAGATCTACAGGTAATATAGGATTACAAATCGAAAATTAATAATTATTTTTATTTTTTTATTTTTGAAGAATACACATATATGTATTGTTAACAATATGGCATTATTCTATATGCCATTCAATTAATGTATTATTCTTATTATGCTTTTTAAATAAGCATATTTCACAAACTAAATTTTGGGATTATTATGACAAATAAAAATTTGTTAAAAGAAGCAATTGCTGATGCAAAAGCCGTGAAAGAAACTGCTATTGCAAACGCTAAACTAGCTTTAGAAGAAGCTTTTACTCCACATCTTAAGTCTATGTTGTCTGCTAAGTTGCAGGAAATGGATGCGGATGAAGATGTAAAAGAAGAAGTTGAGCTAGATGAAATGGATGCTGTTAGTTTCAGAAGGAAAAACTCCCCATCTCACGAAATGGACGCTGATGGTGGACCCGTAAATCCAGTACCTCACAAGGTTGGTAAGTCTACTGTTCAGGAAGATGAAATAGATGAAGAAGTTAATCTTGATGAATTACTTAAGGAGCTTGCAGAAGATGCTAGAACAGATGCTGAAGAAGAAGGCTATAAAGATGGAATGAAGGACGAAAAAGAAGACCTCATGAAAGAAGATGACCGTACTGACGCTGAAGAAGAAGGATATCTTGATGGCGAAAAAGATGAGAAGGAAGATATGGAAGATGACATGGAAGATGAAGAAATTGATCTTGAAGATATGTCAGAAGATGATCTTAAATCATTTATCGAAGACGTTATTAGTGATATGGTATCTGCAGGTGAAATTGAGCCAGGAGAAGAATTCGTAGAAGACGAAGTTGAAGTCGAAGATGTTGAAGACGTAGAAGTTGAAGACGATGTAGACGTAGATATCGAAATTGACGAAGCCAAGAAGGAAGAAGTTGATGAAGCCAAAAAAGAAGAAGTTGACGAAGCCAAAAAGGAAGAAGTCGATGAAGCTAAGAAGGAAGAAGTTGACGAGATGTCTGATCCTGATATGAGACATGGAGATAAAGGAGATAGTGAAGTTGAAAAAGAAACTGAAAAAATGAGATTTAAAGAAGTAATGAGTGAAATCGAAGCTCTTAAATCTGAATTACAAGAAGTTAATCTTTTGAATGCTAAATTACTTTATACTAATAAAATCTTCAAGGAAAAAAACTTAGCCGAAAGTAAAAAGGTTAAGGTATTAAAAGCATTTGACAAAGCTGAGACTGTTAAAGAAGCAAAATCTATTTTTGAAACATTAAATGAAGGAATATTAGATACTCCTACTATTAATGAATCAATCAAAAAGGGATCCGCTTCTAAAGCTACAGGTTTAGAACCTAAAGCAGAAAAACAGCCTATCATTGAATCAAATGATGTTTACAACCGTATGCGCAAGCTAGCGGGATTAATTTAATTATAAACTTTTAAAACTTAAAAAAATGAGCTTAGATACTCTTTTAGAAAGTGCAAACCCATACCACTCTGTACAGAGTGATGCCGCCAGATTAGCTGGTAAGTGGGAAAAAACAGGTTTATTGGAAGGAATGGAAGGTACTCACAAAAATAACATGGGTATTATTCTTGAAAACCAAGCTAAACAACTTGTAGTAGAATCTAGTCAAACAGGTGGAGGAGCTAATTCTAGCGGAACATTCCAATCACAAACTGCTGTTAATATCGGTGGTCAGTGGGCAGGAGTTGCTTTACCATTGGTAAGAAAAGTATTTGGTCAAATTGCAGCAAAGGAATTTGTTTCAGTTCAACCAATGAACTTACCTTCTGGACTTGTATTCTTCCTAGATTTCCAATACGGAACTGATAAAACTCCATTTGAAGCTGGAAGTTCACTATATGGTGATGGCTCTGCTGAGACCAACCCATTTGGTAACGGAAACACTGGTGGACTATATGGTGCTGGAAGATTTGGATACTCTACTCAGAACACACAATCTGTAGCTGGTTCTACTGATATCGCTACTGATGTAAACTTTACAACCGCTTCTTGGAGTGATTTCAAATATGATTCAGATTATTCTGCTTCATTTGAAGGATACTACAACATTGCTGTTCCTACTGGTTCTTTGGATCACTTGGATGCACAAGGCGTAGCTGGTTTCCAACTATTTTCTGGATCTGATGCTTCGGCATATCTAGCAACTGGTTCTGGAGTACAACTATCTGCTTTTACTGCTTATAACCAAGGTGCATTTGTTAACTTCATTGTTCCTACTTCATCATTTGCTGACGCAGCTGATACTACTGGATCTGTAAGTGTAGTTTACCAAATCCAACCTACTGATCAATACAGAGGTGATTTCGAAGATGCTAACCCTGAGCCTAACAGCTTAAACGCACCTTCAATCGCTATTCCTGAGATTAACGTACAGATGAAATCATCTGCTATCATTGCCAAAACTAAGAAGCTAAAGGCTGTATGGACTCCTGAGTTCGCACAAGATCTTAACGCTTACCATGCGTTGGATGCTGAAGCAGAATTGACTTCTATCTTGAGCGAGTACATCTCATTGGAGATTGATTTAGAAATCCTATCTATGTTGATGGAATCTGCAGCTGCAGGTACTGAAGTATGGTCTGCTGTTAACAATCAATCTATTATTGATACAGCTGGAGCAACTACGATCTCTGATCTTGGTTTCTATAACTCACAAGGACAGTGGTTCCAAACACTTGGAACTAAAATCCAAAAGTTGAGTAATGTTATTCACCAGAAAACTCTTAGAGGTGGTGCTAACTTTATGGTATGTTCACCTTCTGTAGGTACTATTTTGGAATCTATTCCAGGATTTGCTGCTGATTCTGATGGTGATGCTGCACAAGCTAGCTACGCATTTGGTGTACAGAAAGTTGGTCAGTTAAATGGAAGATACAAAGTGTATAAGAATCCATATATGACTCAAAACGTAATCCTATTAGGATTTAGAGGTGCTCAGTTCCTAGAAAGTGGTGCTGTATTTGCTCCTTACATTCCTTTGATTATGACTCCTCTTATCTACGATCCAGAAACCTTTACACCTAGAAAAGGTCTCTTGACTCGTTATGCTAAGAAGATGGTTAGACCAGAATTCTATGCTACAATTGAAGTAGCTGGATTGAATACTATATAATAGTATCCTAACCGTAAAATAAAGAGAGGCGCAATAGCGCCTCTTTTTTTTATATTTATAAACAAAATATAAATATGAACATACCAATATATGATGGTTGTCCTATTTGGGATCCAAAAGCAGTCCCATTTGGTTTTTATAATGACCAAACTGAATTTCAAGTAGATGCAGTAAAAGTAGCAAAATTTTGTGCTGCAAGATTAGGTTATCCTTTAGTTGATGTTGAACTGCAATCTGGTTCTTTTTTTACAGCATTTGAGGAGGCCATTACCATATATGGTAACGAATTATACGCGTATACTATACGAGATAATCAATTGTCTCTAGAAGGCGCCACAACTGGTAGTAATCTAAATCAAGCGTTAATAACACCGAGTTTTGAGCCAATAGTTAGGCTAACTGAGCAATACGGTGCGGAAGCAGGTTCAGGTGGTAATGTTCCTTATTATTCGGGTTCATTTGAACTAACCTCAAGCATACAAGATTATTCATTTACACAATTTTTATCTGGTAGCAGTTTAACAGGTTCTGAATATAACTTAGGACTAGAAGTTAAAAGAGTATTCTACCAAGAACCAGTACCAGCCTCAGCAAGACTTTTATCTCCATATGGTGGATTTGGTTTTGGAGGTGCTATGGCAGCAGGTATAACTGGTTTAGGTGGATTTGGAGGAGGAATGGGATTCTTAATGATGCCTCTAAACTATGATATGCAAGTCATTCAATCTATTGAGATGAATGAAATGGTTAGAAGAAGTGACTATAGTTTTGAAATCAAAAATGATAAACTAAGAGTATTTCCTATACCAGGAGCTTATGGAGCAACTGGACTCTCTAGTGATTTAATAATAGGAGATGATTTACCTCTAACCACTGTTACTACTACCTCAGCTACACTTGAAGCAAGTTTACCTTTATTAGCAGTATCAGGAAGTGGTGCTACTGGAATAGTAAAAAGTGATGGTGTAAATATTACTGAAGTTGAAGTTTCTAATATTGGAAGTGGATATGTTGTTGGAGATGTTATAACAATAAGTCAATCAGATTTATTAACAGCTGGATTTACAGATATAAGCGGAGATATAGTTATTACACTTGCACTCAGTAATATTTCTCAAGTTGCTACAGCAGGTAGAGTATGGTTTGAATATATTTTAAGAAATGAAAGAGTAGAAACATCAATACAACAAATGCCTACTCAAGTAACTAATGTTTCAAACTCCCCATATACAAATCCTAACTATGATTATATCAACTCTGTTGGTAGACAATGGATTTTTGAATACACATTAGCTTTAGCAAAAGAAATGTTAGGGTATGTAAGAGGAAAATATACATCAATTCCAATACCTAACGCAGAAATAAACCTTAATGATGGTGACTTACTATCAGCAGCAACTGCCGAAAAGTTAGCATTAATAGAAAGATTAAGAGCATACTTTGACGAAACAAGTAGGCAATCATTGCTAGCTCGTCGCAGTGAAGAAGTGGATAGTAAAATGAAAGAACTACAACAGTCACCTTTTACAATTTATATAGCATAATATGGCANTNTTTACAA